TTCCACGAACGACTTTACGACCGCAGAAAAGACAAAACTGGCAGGGATCGGCGAAGGCGCGACCAAGACGATCATAGACTCGGCTCTGTCCAACTCCTCGGAGAACCCGGTTCAGAACAAGGTAGTGAAGGCCGCGCTCGACCAGCTTGAGAAAGAGGTCATCGTTTCCGATACCCAGCCCACGGCCACAACGAATCAGGTCTGGATCAATGAGACGGTCGGAAATGGAATTCCAATGGCAACATATGCCGAGCTCCTCGCGCTTCAGGACGAACTGAACGCTCTGAAGGCAAGAGTCACGGCATTAGAGCAGTAACAAACATAGAAGGAGGGAAAAACAAATGCCCTTAACCATGTACCCCGGCATTGTAAAGAAGCGGACATCGAATGGTTCGTATGTTGATGTAACGCCCGGCGTCATTACGGACATCGACGATGCTCTTTCTACAATCAGTACAAGCCCGGTTCAGAACAAGCTGATTACAGCAAGGATCGGGACAGATGCGCTCACAACGACAGCCCAGAACCTTTCCGGGGCCGTCAACGAACAAGAGGCGGACATTGCCGCAATTCAGGAAATGCTTGGAAACTACAACAATGCCGGTTTCCACAACAGCATTTTTCGGGGCAAGAGCCTTGGCTCAAGCATCACCGCAGAACAATGGTCAGCGATAGGCGCTGGAACTTTCGACGACCTGTTTATCGGCGACTACTGGACAATCAATTCTGTTAACTGGCGTATAGCAGCATTTGACTACTGGTACAGATGCGGCGATACGGAATGCACAACGCACCATGCAGTGATTGTTCCTGACTCGAATCTTGCGTCCTGCAAGATGAACGACACAAATATTACAACAGGAGCGTATATCGGTTCCGACTACTACACCGGCAGCAATAGCAATACCGGAAGAGCAACGGCGAATACCGCAATCACAAACGCATTTGGTGCGGCTCACATATTAAGCCACAGAGAGTTGCTTCCGAACGCGATGTCGAACGGATCAGCTTCAAGCTGGTCGTGGTATGACAGCACATTCGAGCTTATGAACGAGACGATGGTGTACGGAACGAAAGTGTTTGCCAACTCAGGATATGAAGTAGGAATTGATAAGTCACAGCTTCCGTTATTCCAACTCGATATCAGCAAGGCGTGTATTCGCGCCTCCTGGTGGCTGCGGGACGCCTCCTCGTCGACTGACTTCGCTCGTGTCTACTACGTCGGCCTTGCGAACACCGACAGCGCGTCGAACTCTTTTGGCGTCCGCCCGGCTTTCGGAATCAAAGCGTAAGCGAATCTTTAATCTCCGCCCCTCGTGGGCGGAGATTGCTTGTACACTTCAACTACAGGAATAATCATAAGAAAGGCAAGGGAGGGAAAATTCTATGCCTTTAACAATTTATCCGAGCGCTGTCAAAAGGCGCAATGCCAGTGACGGTTCGTACTCCGACATCGTTCCCGGCGGCATTGATACTGTTGACAGTGCGTTTTCCACTACAAGCACCAATCCGATTCAGAACAAAGTTGTGACAGAAAAACTCGGGACAGCAACCCTTCTGACAACGGCTCAAAGTCTTGCCGGTGCAATTAACGAACACGAAACTGACATAGTAAATATCCGAAACGTTGCTGGTAACTACAATACCGCAGGATTCCACAACAGTCTGTACAGAGGGAAGAGTCTTGGAAGCACGATAACTGCTGACCAGTGGTCTGCGATTGGAGCAGGTACTTTTGATGACCTGTTCATCGGCGACTATTGGACGATCAACAATATCAATTGGAGAATCGCCGCGTTTGATTACTGGTATCGTTGCGGAGATACCGAGTGCACTACACACCACGCTGTAATAGTTCCTGATTCTTCTCTCGTAAGTGCAAAGATGAACAGTACAAATACCACAACTGGTGCTTATGTCGGAAGTGACTTCTATACCGGGAACAACGACAATACCGGAAAGGCTACCGCAAAGTCTGCGGCGCAGAGCGCGTTTGGCAGTTCCCACATCCTCACGCATCGTCAGTTATTCCCAAATGCTGTATCAAGTGGATCTGCTTCCGGATGGGCATGGTACGACAGTGACGTTGATTTGATGAACGAAACCATGGTCTACGGTACAAAGGCATGGGCGAACTCCGGTTACGAGGTTGGAATCGACAAGTCTCAGCTTCCTCTGTTTAGGTTTGACATAAGCAAGGCGTGTATTCGCGCCTCCTGGTGGCTGCGGGACGCCTCCTCGTCGGCTGGCTTCGCTTATGTCGACTACTACGGCGGTGCGGACGCCCACTACGCGTCGTACTCTATTGGCGTCCGCCCGGCTTTCGGAATCAAAGCGTAAGCGAATCTTTAATCTCCGCCCCTCGTGGGCGGAGATTGTATGGAGAATAATATGAGTGTTGTAAAAGGGAAGAGAAATAAATCGCCTTTTGAAACTACAAAAAGTTTTATCGAACTACGGTCGGAAGTCACAGATTTAATTCTTCACGATTTCGGTTACTCATCCAAAAAGTACAAGAAGAAAATTGAGCGGTATAAGGAGACTCATCCGGATATTGCAGACAGAGACGAAGTGATAGAACGATTGGAGCAAAAACTTCTTAGCTTTGATGCTTGGTTCGTAGAGGGAGAAAGAAACGCGATTATAGATACACTCCGAAACATAGACCGTGAATTTACAATTGCGAATTCAATATATCCGTCCGATACTCCAGCAAAGCTCCTTGAGTTTCTTATGAGGCGGTATCACATGAATATGGCGATCGGATATTGCTATGCGCTGAAACAAGAAATCAACTATGCAATAAGAACTCTTCCGGTAGACATCAATCGATACGAGCGTTTTGACAAGATGATTGACAAGCAGATATCTTTGATCAAAGGCGTAAGGCAAGCTGACAACAGACTTATCAAGCCTAACAAGAAGAGAAATGCTTCGCAAAACGAAATAACGCTCGAAGAAGAAACTGCAACTGCCCTCGATGGAGTCGCTTCGGTTATTCACAAGATTGGAGAGATTACAAAGAAGTCAGAGCAGTCTCAAATAAAATAGGGTAACTTTTGCACGTCGCGCCAACTGGTGGCTGCGGGACGCCTACTCGTCGACTAACTTCGCTAATGTCAACAACAACGGCAATGCGAACAACAACAACGCGTCGAACTCTAATGGCGTCCGCCCGGATTTTGGATGTGCCAAATAAGTCCTCATAAGAGGCAGACACTCAACCGAAAGGAAAGGTTATCCTTGCCAATGGCTAAAAGACAGCGCAGAAATGCGGAGCCGCATGTGCCGGTTTGCCCTATGTGGCAAGTTACGATGAGTCAATATCCGGGGCTTAATCCGCAAGGAAGCACATTTCTATGGAAGAAAAACATATATATGATTTGAACCTTCTCTACGAATCCTACTTGGCTTCTATGAAGGGCAGTGCTTGGAAAGCTGAACCGCAAAGGTTTCATTTGGACTTTCTCTCAGAGATTGTTCAGCTAAAACATGAACTTGAGACAAGAACGTATAAAACTTCTCCCGGAACAGAATTCATACTGAACGAACGCGGGAAAATACGCCACATCCACGGTGCGCGTATGAGAGATCGCGTTGTTCGTCACGCCTTGTGCGATGGATTCTTGTCGGATGCATTGGACCCTTATCTCATCTATAACAACGGAGCGTCTCAAAAAGGTAAAGGAATCAGTTTCTCGCGGAAAATGTTCGAAAGAGATCTTCACAACTATTGGCTAAAGAACAGAACGAACGAAGGATACATTTGCTTCATTGATTACTCGAAGTTCTATGATAACATCGTACATGAAACGGCAAAAGAAATGATTTTCACGAAGATCAGCGAGGAAGCGCAGTGGCTTACCGGTGAAATCATTGATACCTTTACGGTTGATGTTTCTTATATGGATGACGAGGAATACGAAAAGTGTATGGATAAGTGTTTTAGTTCAGTCGAATACTACGAAACTGTCTCCAATGAAGATAAAACCGGAGAGAAATTCATGCACAAGTCTGTCGAAATAGGCGATCAGTTGTCGCAGAACATAGGTATATTTTATCCTACCCCTGTAGATAACTACGCGAAGATCGTGCTCGGATGTAAGTACTATGGTCGATATATGGACGATATGTATATCATTCATGACGATCTTGAAGAATTAAAAGCCATGATCACCGGAATTCAAGATGTTGCAAGTGCCTATGGACTGTTCATAAACTCGAAGAAGACAAAAATTTATAAGCTTTCCGACACTTTTAAGTATCTACAAACAAAATACACTCTTTCCGAGACAGGAAAGGTAATCAAGAGAATCAACCCTAAATCACTAGCCAGAGAACGTAGAAGGATCAAGGCATATAAGCACTTGATGGACGAAGGAAAGATGTCCTACGAAGACATTGAAATGGCTGTCAAGTCTTGGATGGGTAATTATGTTAAGCTTATGTCCAAAAAGCAAATAAAGCACATGAAGAGTTTGTATATGGAACTCTTCGGAAAGGAATTAAAATGGAAGCAAAAATCATCTTCAAGAACGGCGCGGAAATCACGGCGGAAATGAACGGGAATAGTCTTATTCTTATGGATGAGCCTGTTTTTCCGAGCGATCTCAGCGTTGTAACAGTCAGAACCGCTGATGGAGACACGGTTTTTCGTAACGCTGTCATTCAGGCGTGTGCTAGCGTTGACGGCAGATTCTGGTTCACATTCGTCGAAGAAACAGACTACGAGCGTACAATCCGCGAAATCCGTGAGCAGAACGATATGCTGATCGAATGCATTCTGGAAATGAGTGAGGTTGTCTATGCTGAGTAATCTCAGGCTGGCAATAATTTATCTTTTACTTAACAAGGAGGAAAAAACCATGCTTGCAATGTTATGGGCAAATCAGATCATTCTCGGTAAGAAGACATTCTCTCAGGTTCCTGCCAAGCTGAAAAACGCTGTGCGTGAGCTCCTGATTGATGCCGGTTGCGAAGACCTCATTGATGAATAAGGAGGAAACGAACAATGGTTAATGTGTGGGTAGATGCGATTATTTCCGGCAAGCGCAGATTCAGCCAGACCCCCGCAAAGCTTAAGGATGCTGTGAGAGCCGAGCTGGTCGCCAGAGGTCGCGATGACCTGATTGACGAGTAATCTGTAAAGGTACAGGTTAGCAGATAGAATTGATATCCCGGAGCAGAGGATTCTTTGCTCCGGGATTTCAGATACGGAGGAAAAATGAAGAACGCAAAAGTTGTCGAGCCAAACGACATCAAGCAGATTCTTGCGGAGCACTTTCATGTAAAGCCGGAAAATGTAATCAAGTCGCAGTATAGCTACACTGTAATCCTTGATGCAAACGAAAGCGGAAGCGATGAGAGCTCCGATAACCTTGTATAAAGGCTGTAGTTATTTAACGTAGGATGGTGATTGCCCGTGTCGTCTTTTGCAGGACCTTATAGCAGGCAGATTTACGAGTTGGACAGAATTGCTGATGCTATCACGCATTCTGACGTTCTTGATCCTGCAACGTCAAGCAGGTCGAATGACGCGCTCCAACGGCTTGCTGATTATTTTGAAGAGAATGACGGAATACCCGGCGCGAAAAAGGTCAATGCTGACTGGAACGCAACGACAGGGCCGTCCGTGATTCTTAATAAGCCCGACTTGCAATCGCTTATCGATGCATACGAGGAAGAAAGCGGATTGACGCTCGAAGATCTTTTGGGCGCATCCACTGCTTCTGATGATGACATTGATAGTCTGTTTGCGTAGTCAAAAATTTCAGGGATTGGAGGTAAAAACGATGGAAGAGAACATTCAGTTCGCTTATGTCACAAAAGACGGTGTTGAGCATCAGATCAATGTTGACGGTGTTCGCAACATCTTTGACGCTGTGTTTGAGCTGACTTCCAGCATCATGCATGGCGATCTGGACATCAATCCGGACGACATCGTTAAGATCGTCGATATTCCGGGCTGATTTGAACTGGGACGGGCCAAAAGGCTCGTCCCCCTACTATTATTATATAAGAAGCTGGGGATTGGAAATGATCGTGTTTTGTGTTGTAGCCGCCGCTATGTTCACATATGTTTTGTACCTTGTTTGGGAAGATAATAATTTCCGCAGATAGTAAAGAGCCGGAGGAAGAATAAATGTCAAAGAAGATTATATGCGTTTTGTTAGTTTTGCTTATGGCTCTGATGCTTGCATCATGCAAAGAACAGCATCAGCACTCTGCGCGGTTTGTCCTCGTTTCGGTAGAGGAAGGCGCTCGCAGAGTTGGGTTGAACTATTATAAAGAATCCATCTTTTATGACCGGGAGACCGGCGTAATGTATTTGGGCGTTAGATCGGCAAATCAACTTGCGCTAACTGTGCTTTTAAATGCCGATGGGACACCGATGCTCTATCAAGATGCCCCATAAGCCAAATACTTGATCGAACAATTTGCATAGTACGTAAACCGCTCTTCTGAGTGCATAATTTACACTCAGGCCATCCATTGTGTTGTTCCACGTGGTATAATGCATTTATAAAGCATTTCATTCACAATAACAACGTCTGAGGTTACGCTATGGAATGTTCTTACAAGTTCCGCATTTACCCAAACAAGCCGCAGGAAATCTTAATACAGAAAACATTTGGATGTTGCCGGTTCGTCTTCAACTACTACCTTGCTAAGCGCAAGGAAATATACGAAACGACAAAGAAGAATTTCGGTTACAACGACTGTTGCAAAGACCTTACGATTCTCAAAAAAGAATTCGAATGGCTTGGAGAAGTAGATTCTACCGCTTTGCAATTTTCGATTCGAAACGTTGACGATGCGTTCGTTAACTTTTGGAACCGTCTAAAAAAAGGCGAAAAGACCGGATATCCAAAGTTCAAGAGCAAGCGCAGTCACTTGCAAAAATATAAATCAAAAGATACGAACGCCATAAAAGGCTTTCCAAGCATTAGAATTATCGGGAACGCAGTGAAGCTTCCGAAACTTGGATTTGTTAAATGCAAAGTAAGTAAAGACGTTAAAGGCAGAATTCTATCTGCAACAATCGAACAGCGCCAATCAGGGAAGTACTATGTATCACTTTGTTGTACAGGCGTTGAATTTGAACCGTTTCCGAAAACCGGAGCGGCAGTAGGCGTTGATCTCGGCGTAGCATACCTCGCTGTTACTTCAGACGGCAAAAAATTTCCTAACAACAAATTTTCGTACAGGTCTGAGAAAAAGCTTAAGAACCTCCAACGTAAACTCTCCCGAAAAACAAAGGGGAGCAAGCGCTACGAGAAAGCTAGGATAAAATACGCCAGAGCATACGAGCACGTGACTAGCCAACGGCATGACTCAATGCATAAGTTAACAACTTACTTGGTCAGAAACTACGACATCATTTGTATCGAAGACCTTAATGTCCCAAGAATGCTTAAATGTCGTAGTAGGGCAAAGTGGATTTCTGACGCATTGTTCGCTGAGTTCCGCAGACAGTTGGAGTACAAGGCTAAATGGTACGGTAAGACCGTAGTCGTGATTGACAGGTTCTATCCGTCTTCGCAACTGTGCTCCGAGTGCGGCTACCAGAACCCGTTGGTCAAAGACACCAACATCCACGACTGGATATGCCCCGTGTGCGGCAAGCATCACGACCGTGATATTAATGCGGCAATTAACATTCTGATGGAAGGACTACGTATTCTCGGTTTACGAGCGGCGTAGTTTGGAAATGGTAGGGCTGGACTTAGCCCGAACCTAACGCTCGTGGAGAACGTGTAAGACCTCTCGTGGTGAAGGCGGTGTTCGTTGAAGCGAGAATCCCCTGACTTTAGTCGTGGGGAGTGTCAACAGGAGTCGATTTTCTACTTAAAAAATGACAGTTCTGCTTAACGCAGACGGAACGCCAATGTTATACGAAGGTGCGACGTAATAACCTTTGGTCGAGTCAAAACCTCGACCCCCACACTATTTTCATAAGGATCGAGGTGCTTTTAATTGATTGATCTCTTATTGAACGCGACGGTTGGACAGGTTGTCGGAACTGTCGCGGCAATTGTCGCTATTCTTACGGCAATTATAGAGTTTAACGGGAAGATAAAGAAATTTCCAATTACTTCCGCTCTCGCGTGGATTGGAGAGCGCACAAACAAAAAGACCATTGAAAAGGTCAATGAGGTCGAGGAAAAGGTCAACAAGATCTCTGCCAGACAGGAAGAAATGGAGAAGATATCAGACGAACGTGCGGCAGTTGCTTGCCGCATTCGAATATTACGGTTTTCGGACGAACTAAGGCGAGAGCTAAAACACTCAAAGGAATCGTTTGAGCAAACGCTTTTGGATATAGATGCTTATGAGGCGTACTGTGATGCGCACCCCGGATTCAAGAATAACAAGACCGTGGTAGCGAAGAAGCGAATAATGGATGCCTATGAGAACTGTATGGAAAAGAACAATTTCCTGTGAGTTTTGCCATGAAGGATTTTTACGCTAAGAGGACGTGTTCCAACGGCAAAGAATTCTGGCAAGTGTTCGAAGTCGGAACAAATCAGGTTCTTGCGGTCGGCGATACGATCACACAAGCTGTGAACAACTACTTCACTTATGAGCTTAACGAAGAAATCAAGAAAAAGCTCGGGCTTGATATTGACGATCTGTCATTCTGACAGGTCGATTTTGTTTGAAGAATTCTATGAATCACAATGTTTTGTTCAAAATCTGCATCGTGACTGCCCTGACATTGATATACGTTGTTTTGAGCTTGGCGGTGCACTGCAATATGGATTGCATTCTTGCAACCGTGCTTTACTCGGCCGCAGCATGCATCTGTTTCGTTCTGAAAGACAAACGCGAACAGAGAGACAAGAAACGGATGGAAGAGGCACGGAAAGACATGCACATCTATCTGCAATTTTAAAGTATTTAAATTTTAGGGGCTATTTTTTAAATAGATCGCAAAAAACGGGGATGTTTTTAAAAATCTTTACATTGTTTTAGGTATGGGGGCAAAAATGAGTAATTGTGAGAAATGTGGGTGCTATCTCCCCGACAAGTTTGAGAGATGCCCTGCTTGTGGAGAGCAGAGCAAACCCGCACAATCAGATATGTTCGCAGAAAAAGTATTGGAAAACTCCAACTATGAGGTAGGCGTTGACAAATCGCATTTTCCGTTATCCCAATTAGATTTCAGCAATGCGATCAATCATGCAAACTGGTGGATATCGGACGTCTACGCGTCTAAAGGCGTTGCTGTTTTCCGCGCTGATGGCACCGTGGACTTCTACGGTGGGTCGAGGGCTTTTGGCGACCGTCCTTGCTTTCACTAAAGAAAGAATAAAATTTTAAGATAATTTAGGGAGGGAGGTACAAACATGACCAACGCTGAATATTTGTACGCTCGATTGCGCGAAGCGGGGTGTACACCGCAAGGCGCAGTGGCTGTGCTCGCTAATGTACAAGCTGAGAGCGCTTTTATTGTTAACAATCTCGAAGACAGATTCAATCGCAGTCTCGGCATATCTGACGAAGAATTTGTCAGGCGCGTTGACGCCGGAGATACAAACCTGTGGATGACACAAGATCTAGGGTTCGGGATTTACCAGATCACATACTGGAGCCGTAAACAGAAGTTTTTGAACTATGTAAAGAGCAAGGGAGCGTCTATCGGAAGCCTTGAAGCCCAAGTTGACTTCATGATTAAGGAGTTCAAAGAGGATTTCCCCGGAATCTGGAATATGCTCTGTACAAGCACAGACCTTGTTGCTTGTACCGACAAGCTTTTGGTGCAGTGGGAAAATCCCGCCGTGAAAGATTATAACAACAGACGAAGTAACGCCCAAAACTGGTACGCAAAGGTTAACCAGCTCGAGGCAAATGTTGGTAAGGGAACAAGCAGTACTCAAACTTCAACCGCAAATGGTGGAGGTGTAAAGAAAATGACGAAAAACGAAGCTGTTAAGAAGGTTCTTGATATTGCAAGAGCTGAGATTGGCTACCACGAAACCGGTGATAACGTCACGAAATATGCCGCTGAAATGGATCGCACAAACTGGTACAACGGTCCGAAGAACGGTTTCGCATGGTGTGACGTGTTCTATGACTGGCTGTTCTATAAAGCATTTGGAGATTCTCTTGGAAAGCAGATGATCTGCCAGCCATCAGGAAGTGCAGGAGCTGGATGCCTCTATTCTGCCAATTACTACAAGCAGGCTGGAAGGTGGACAAATGTTCCGGAGGATGGAGCACAGATTTTCTTTACCTACTCCCCCGGAGAATACAGCCATACAGGCATTGTTGAATCTGTCAACGGCAATACTGTAACCACAATTGAAGGAAACACTTCTGATCAGGTCGCAAGGCGTCAGTATGCCGTTGGAAGTTCCAATATCGCCGGTTACGGCATACCGAGATGGGAACTTGCAACAGGCTCATCCTCTTCCGAACCGGTTACGCCTGTTACTCCGTCTTCTGGCGGTTCTGACTCGTCCTCTACTCCTTCCGTTGACAATAGCATCATCCGCAAGGGCGCGAGAGGCGCGAAAGTCAAGGAACTTCAGGAAAAGCTGATTAGTCTCGGCTATAGCTGTGGCCCGGATGGCGCAGATGGCGATTTTGGGAACAACACACGCTCTGCCGTCATCGAATTCCAGAAAAAGGCATTTCCGGGTGATGAAAGTGAATGGGATGGCGAAGTCGGTCCCAAAACCCGTGCCGCCCTTGAAGAAGCCCTTAAAAATAAAGATTCCGGTGGCAGTGCCACCACTGTCCTCAATTCTGCACCTGCAGAAAACAATTTCAAGAATGGCGAGATTGTTTGGTTCAAAGGCGGAAAGTTCTATGTTTACTGCGACAGGGACAAAGTACGTGGTGAATCGCCAGCAGGTAATGTAAAGCTCACAATCATCAGGCTCGGAGCAAAACATCAGTATCACGTTACGAGAATATCCGGTTCTGAGGCAAAAGCCTTTGGATGGGTAGACAGAGATCAGATCGAGGTGATATGACATGCCGGAAGAGAAAAAAGAAGACATCGCGGAAGAACCCGTAGATGTTATGGACGCCCTTCTTGAACCTGCGCCAACAATCAAGACCCGTCCTGAATTCTCTAAGATCATTGCCGTTATCGGGATTATCATGTGGATAACGGTCAATGTTTACGGCATGATCATGATGGCGATTACGCTTGACCTGTCTTCGCTTGTATATGTAATTGGAAGCGTAGATGCCGTTGTTGCTGTCATTTACGCTACCTATTCCATCAAGGCGAAAGCCGAAAACATGATCAAGCTGAAGAAGATCTACGGCTATGACGCCGAATCAATTCTTGATTCGGTTTTGCGCAAGCACGACGAATACTAAGGTCTACGGAGGACAAATAGATGGGCGGCTGGCAAGAAACGAGGCTTCAATATTACGGAAGAAAGATCGGCGAAACCACTAACGGTGTTTACGTTGGAGCTAAGGTACGAATACAAAAGAACGCATCTTGGTGGAACAGCGAAGAAGTAAACAAATGGTGGATCGGCCAGACTTGGTATGTACACGCTTTGGACGGGAACAAGGCTACGATCGGGAAAGAAATCCTCGGCGATTACAATGCCAAGAAAGAAATTAGTACAAACTACCTTGAAGTGATTCCGGAGGGCGAAGATGGGAAATAGAGTTTACACCGTTCGAGCTTCCGACACACTTTGGGGGATAGCACGTGACTTGCTTGGCGACCCTATGAAATATAAAGACATACGGAATTGGAACAAACTGCCCGGACTCGTTTTGAAATCCGGGCAGAAATTATTTTTATATGACCCTGACAAACAGGGAGAGGAGGCATCTTAACAATGGAAAAATCCCAAATTCTGAACATCGTACTGGTGGTGCTCTGTGCGGCTGTATATGGCGTGCAGTTGTACTTCAAAACGAGAGGCAGCGTCTTCGAGTCTGCAACACAGTTCATCTCTGAGATCGAAAGCTCAGGGCTTCTCGGAGCTGAAAAGATGGCGTTTGTTGTCTCGAAGCTGTTTGAGTTGATTCCTGCACCGCTTAAGAGCGTGTTTACCGAAGCTCGCCTGAAAGAAATTGCTCAGGAAGTCTTCGATAACATGAAGAAGTACGCTCTTGAACGGGCTAAGGCTATTGACGAGAAAAACAAGAAGCCCGAAGACGAACCTAAACCTGAACAGGAGTCGGAACAATCTCCTTACGTTGTAGTCGAGGAATAATCCTCAATATCATTTCGGCGGGGTGATCAGATGTTTAACACAATAGCGGAAGCTACGATGGTTATCGGCGCGATTGCGTTTGTTGCTTACCATATTATTAATGACCCCTATCCGCACGACTATGAGGACGGGATCATCCTGCCGATGGAAGATTGGACTGAAGAGGAAGTCCGAGAATTCGAAAAGGAATGTGAAGACGATGATAACCGAAGACGAGCTCGAAGAATTTCTCGAAGGCGTCATTTACAGGAAAGACTGAACGCCATATTTATTGATAAAGAAAGGAAGAATTGAAATGGACATTTCCGATATTTACAGAAACCTTCCCAGAAGATACATCGAAACCCTTGATAAGCTCGCAGACTCTTATCTGCCTGATATTCCGCCCACCGGCAACCGGCTCGCAGATGCTGTTGAAAGAATTGCCGACCACATGGGCGCTACTGTCCACGAAACCGGAGACCGTACTCTTGACGCTCTTGACGCAATCGTCAACGTCATGCTGAACGGCAAGGAATACAATCTCGGCTCCCTGTCAGATATTTCTGACATGATGTCCGGAGACGAAGAGAAATTCGTCCTCAACCTCTCGGAAGACATCGAAGCCGGTGCTGTCGAGGGCGCAATTAACATCCCGGAAGGCAAGAAAGTCATTCTTGACCTTGGCGGGCATACCATTACCGGACAGAACGTCCTCGTGCAAGTAGACGGCGGCGAAGCTGTCATCAAGGGCGGTACGCTTAACAGTGTTGGTCGCTCTGTACGTGTCCAAAACGGCGGCAAGCTGACCATTGAGGACGCTGAGATTATCAGTACGCGGAGCAACGCTGTGAACGTCTGTGGTGGCGGAACTGCTGTTCTCGAAAGCGGCAATGTCAAAGCGCAGGAGTTCGGCGTTCTCGTCACAGAGGGATCTGAATTCATCATGAACGGTGGTGTTGTCGAAGGCATAGATAACTGCGTGGTCGGCGGCAACGGAAGCAACGGAAAGGGCGATATCACGATCACGATCAATGGTGGTACGCTTATCGGACATATCCAGTCTTCCGGTTATATCGCTTGCGGCATCTATCACCCGAACAGCGGCACGATTAACGTCAACGGCGGCGAAATTATCTCCGACGGTTGCGGCATCTGCATGCGCGGCGGCACTGTAAACCTTAACGGCGGCAAGATCACCGCGAAAGGTAAGTCCGGCGTTGTCGGAAAGGTTGGCGACAGCCCTGTCGTTGTCGGACCTTATGCCGTTATCTACGATGAAACCGCAAAATATCCCGCATCTGAAAGCATGGAGCTGAATATCGCGAAGGGCGTTGTGCTCAGAGGCACAGACGGCGATCTCAGCGTCCTCGTTTCTGGCGGAGTCACAGCAAATATCATCGACAATCGGTAATCATTGTTGTAAAAATCATCGAAAAGTAGTATAATAATTGCGAATAAACATGTTAAAGGAGAATGGCCGTGGACGATCGGGACAAATACGAAGAGGTTCCTTTTTTTATTCACGAAGCTACATGCGACAAGCTTCAGAGAATGAGTGACAACGCCATGGAAAAACTTGTTGAATCCACAAAATCATCCATCGAAGCAAACAAGGAGACAATAAAGAAAATGGAAGGCAATAACAAAAGGATGCTTATTGCCTTGATCGTTGTTTGTGTTACGTTGGTTATTACCGCATTAGCATACCTGTCCGCATACAAAGATTTGAACATCAGATGGATGACGTATCTTCGCGGATATATTGAAGACGGAGTAGTGGAGGAAGAATTAATAGAAAATGGAGATATTTTCGTACAAGGAGATGCAGTCTCTGATCAAGAGTCATTCGAAGGATGAACTCGTAATGCTGTCAGAGCAGTATATTCACCACGACAGAAACAGACAGATATTCTTGGAACGAATGCTGGAGCACACTCGTATCGAGCCATTATCCGTAAAGTATGATATTACAGCTCGAAGATGTTCAGACATCATCAAAGAGTGTAGCTCCATCATTTTTCCTCATATCATTCCATGAACGCCGAACGATTGGCGTTCTTTTTCACAGAACTTCATATTTGCTTCATAAAACTTTCGTGAAACCTTCACTTTAGCTTCATCGACAATCCGCCCTCTTTCGGAGTATAATAAAGTCCGAAAGGGGGCGTTTTCGTTGCCTGAATACGTGGACCGCCTTGTTAAATGTGGCTTCAACTTAATAGACGCCTTCGAAATTTGCGATGATTACCTCTATGATTCCGATTATGAAGGACTGGTGGATTACATCCGTCAGATAGAGGTTGAGCAGAAACGGGGTGAGCGTAATGTTCGTAGAGTATAACTGTAATCCCATGTCTCGGACTGTCGGTGACTGTGCTGTAAGAGCCATCGCTCTTGCGCTTGAAATCGATTGGGAAGATGCCTACGCAGAACTGGCGGCTGCCGGGTTTGCAATGGGAGATGTTATCTCGTCCAATGCGGTATGGGGAGCTGTTCTCCGGAAGCACGGATTCTACAGATGTGCCATTCCTGACACTTGCCCGATCTGTTACACGGCTGAGGACTTCTGCACAGACAACCCTGAAGGCACCTTCGTTCTTGTTTTTGACTGGCATGTTGCCACTGTCAAAGACGGTGATATCTATGATACATGGGATTGTTCGAAAGAGATCCCTCAATATTATTGGTACACTAAAAAGAAGAAGGAGGTTGAAGCCTGATGCCGTACTATAACTATGGTGCAATGAACTACGGCTACCCGTATAACACGTATTACCCCGTAGCTGGTCAGCCGATGGGACAGAACCAGATGGTACAACCGACTGTACCGCAGACACAGCCCGCGCAAGTACAGCCTCAGATTCAGAACGGCGGATTCGTAACCGTTCACAGCGAGTCAGAGGCGCGAAATTACCCGGTAGCTCCCGGAACAAGCGTTACGTTCAAACACGAGACAGAACCCTATTGCTACGAAAAGACGATGGGATTCTCTCAGTTTGAAGCTCCGAGATTCGAAAAGTTCAGGCTTGTAAAGGAAGAAGAGCCCGAAGCCCCTCAGAACAAAGAAACTCCCGCACCGGCGTATGCCAGTCAGGAGGATCTTGGGAAAGTCGTTAACGTCATGAAAGGCATCAACGACCATGTTGAAAGCATCAATGACGTTATTGAAAATATGAAGTCCGACATCGATTCGATGAAGGGCGATCTGTACGGACTGTCCGGAAAGAAACGGGCAGTAAAGAAAGCCGAGGTATCAGAAGATGATGCCTAACGGATTTGACGGAATGGGACGAATGCCCAATTTTGCGGGTAACATGAACCCTGAACAGATGCTTCAGGCGTTCAAGTCGAACCCTGCACAGTTTCTTATGAGAAGATTCAACTTCCCTCAAAACATGCCAATGAATGACCCGAACGCGATTCTGAATCACTTGCTTCAAACGGGGCAAGTTAATCAGGAACAAATAAATAATGCCTACAAGTTAATGGGGCAGTTCGGGAAAAGATAACTGAATATAGCAAGCGGCGGCTTACGCCGCCGCAAACCTCCAAATATAATTAGCGTGTGTCTTTTGATGACCGCTACAACAATTCCTCACATCGTTTTTGTTGTATGGGGAATCTTTCAAAGCGTCTAGTGATTCCCATTCGCGAACAAGGTTTCCGTCTAAATCAAATTGGAGAACCTTCTTTTTCGTGAATCTGCTGTTGAATGGCGCGATTCTCAGCGGAATGAAGTCGTCTTTTGGAATGGAGCGCCACATGGACCCCATACAGCTTCTACCATCCTTGTCAACAGTATTGGATATTTGTCCAGAGAAGCAATTATAATATCTCGCCGCGTCAGACCGAGAATCCCAAATCTTTACGAGGTATCCAGAGAGATCGTATTGAAGAACTGGTTTGCTTGAGTAGTGATCCTTTCCGTACCGCTTTGGGGTATTGTGAGGATCTCGTAATCCGGTCGAAATAGCGTGAGCCGTATTCTCTAAATGCGTTACCCATTCGAGATTCGAAACACAATTATTGTGCTTGTTCCCGTCTATATGGTTTACGCACCTTTTGTTCTCTGGATTGTCTATAAAAGCCGTTGCCACAAAAACATGAACTAACCTCGAATTGTGACGGCTGCTATTCCTTAGGTCGACTATAACATATCCAGAATGGTGATTGATAAGCTTCAGGTTTTTCTCAAAGCCACGGTTTCCATAATTCAAGCTTTTGACGTTCCCAAGATTGCTTACCATATAGCGGCCCTCGTAACCGGAAATGTCTTTCCAAATTTCTTCCATAACACTGTCCTCCTGTGTCAGTCCTGTAAATATATTGTGCGGAAACTGTCAGGACAAACAGCTTGTCGGGAGCTACCCTATCCGCACGTCGATATTATACCACGAAACGAAATAGTACACAACGTTTTTAAAACTGAATATAGAAAGCCGCCCCGGTTCTGCAAAAACCGGGACGGCAGATGGCTCAAACGGTTTGTATGAGCATCCCACAGACGTAAGTATAAACCTTCTTGAGCCATAATTCAAGACCTTTTTGAAATTCTCCGCAAGATGCGCATAGCGGTGAATAATAAGAATGAAAGGAACTATTAGAAATGGCTCTTGAAGAAACAAACGGCACCAATATGTATATGCCGGTTGCTCCTGCCTACGGCAATGCCGGTAACGGCTTTGGTGGTTTTGGTGGCGATGGCTGGTGGATTTTGTTAATCATTATGATGTGCTCTGGTGGCTGGGGCATGGGTGGCTTCGGCGGTGGCTGGGGCGCTATGGGTATGATGGATGGTTTCGGTCTGTACCCGTGGCTGAACAACTCTCAGAACATCAACGATGGCTTCCGTGATCAGGCTCTGAACTCCAGCATGATCAGCATCGGTGACAAGATCACTTCCGGTTTTGGCGATGTCCAGAACGCTATGTGCGCTGGCTTCGGTAATGTCCAGAACTCCCTGTGTGCTGGCTTTGCTGGCGTGAATGCTACCGTGAACGGTGCTCAGACCGCAATCACTCAGCAGATGTATGCTAACCAGCTCGCCGACCTTGAGCGTAGCTTTGCCGCGCAGACCGCGAACACCGCTGGTCTGACCGCACTTCAGGCTCAGCTTGCCGGTTACAGCAACGACAACAAGACTGCTGTCCTTGAGAACCGCTATGCTCTGGCAACAGAAGCTTGCGCCACTCGGAATGCTGACCTGACCAACACCAACGCCGTTCTGAATGCTCTGAACGCCGGTTTCCAAGGCATCAAGGATCAGCTCTGCGCTGACAAGATCGAGCAGAAGAACGATATCATTGCTCAGCTCCGTTCCGAACTGATGTATGCTCGTGGTCAGGCTTCGCAGGATGTGCAGACAGCGGCTATTCAGGCTGGTCAGCGTGCTCTCGCCAACGAGGTTGAGCAGTACGTAGCACCGAGGGCAATGCCCGCCTACACCGTCGCGAATCCGTACTGCTGCAACCAGACCTACGGTTGCGGTTGCGGTATGGCGGCATAAGGGGTGATACCTGTGGCTGAATACGTGTCTGTGGCAGAACAGGCCGTAGCTCTGAATAACCCGATCATCTTCACCGCATCTATTCCTTGCACTAAGGGATATGTCTACCACGAAGATGAAACCGGCACGTTCATCCTGCGCGGCATTGTTAATTGTCCGAACGCTAGCTTCGCAAGATACGAAGTTACCTTCAACGGAAACATAGCTCTGCCTACTGGTGGTACACCCGGCCCGATTGCAATAGCAATTACGGAAAGTGGGGAAACCATACCGGCAAGTCTGGCGATTGTAACCCCTGCCGCTGTTGAAGAATACTTTAATGTTACTTCGACCGCAACGATCACCGTCCCTCGTGGCTGTTGCTTTACTGTAGCTGTCCGTAATGTTGTCGCTGATCCTGCCGAGACCCCGGCTCCTACGATCAACGTACAGAATGCCACCTTCCGTGTGAAGCGTGTAGCCTAACGGGAAGGAGGACAAAGCAATGGATGCACTGTATGATCTGCGCGAAATGCTCTGCGACGAACTTGTTGCATACGGCGAACGCGGTGAACTGACGAACGCTACCCTTGAAAAGATAGACACCCTCGCCCACGCCCTCAAGAATCTGGACAAGGTTGTTGAATGCAGAGAGGGTGGTTCCGAAAGAACCCGTTCACGCTCCAAACGTTCCTATAGCGGAACACATCCCGAAGAGGATGGGAGATCGATGAAATCGAGACGCTATGGTCGCAAGATGCATGGTGACGATGATGACTTCCACAAAGAGGAACTCATCGACAAGATGTACTCCATGATGGACGAGCTTCCTGATGACAAATCCAAGGAAGAGATGCAGAAGCTTGTTTCCCGCATGGAAAGCATGTAAAAACCAAAAGAGAGGAAGCTCGGAAACGGGCTTCCTTTTATATATAGGCAACAACCGGCGTTTACCTCCAGCCGGTTTTGCAACCTTCGACTCGCGGAGTTTCTCCCTGCTCCGCAACAAATTGAGTCGAAGGCATATATTTTGCCCCCACCTTGGCCTGCGCCTTGGTGGGGGCTTTCTTTTTTTACATATCGCACAAAGACAAGCACTAATATTTGTGAAGATTGCCTATTGAAAGACGGCGTGCTTTTCGGTATAATACAGATGCTGAGAGGCATTTATACGTGTTTTGTGTGGTATGAGAGGGGGCTTGGCAATGAACTTTTCAATCCCGGAAGAGAACTTCGAGAGTTTGGAGAAGAAACTCATCAAGATTCGCAACAAGTGCGCGAAATACGGTTGCGAGTTCAAGTACGAGCGCATCGGCGAGCATTTCGAAGAGCGGAAGTTTGTGGAGTACGGCGACAGCATCTTCGGAGAGCCTGGGGTCATCCACTCTTGGACGGTGAACGTGAAGTTTATCGACATCGATGTCGATGGCACGGCGGCGGTCAATGGATGGAAGTTTGCGGCGTCTCTCGAATACACCAGCAAGGGCAACATCATCAAGGCGGCTCCGGGGGTTGAGATTCCTGAGCGCTTCTACAACTGCGAGCCTTGGTGCGAGCACTGCAAGACCGCTCGCGACCGCAAATACAGCTTCGTGGTCATGAACGAAGAGACCGGCGAGTTCAAGCAGGTCGGCAAGGCGTGCCTGAAGGACTTCACCGGCGGTCTGAGTGCTGAGGATGTGGCTCATTTCGAAAGCTTCTTCAAAGAGGCTGAGGAAGCAAGCATGAGCACCAGCTATTCCGGCGGCAGAACCTACTACAAGGTTGCTGATTATCTGGCTTGCTGTGCCGAGTCAATCAAACTCTTCGGATACGTCAAGAACGGCATCCTCGGGGTGAGCACCTCGTACAGAGCAGAGACCATGTACCGCTACGAAAACAACATGCGGGTGAGCAAGTTCGATGAGGATCTCATCAACGAGTGCGTGAAGCACGGCTTCGATGGCAAGCGAAAAGAAAGCGTGGAGCTCGCCGAAACCGTGGCGAAGTGGGCTGTGGGCAACGAACTCAACAGCAACTACCACCACAATCTGAAAGTTGCCTGTGCTCTCGACTACTGCGCATGGAAAGAACTCGGGATTCTGGCTTCTGTGTTCCCCGCGTTCGACCGAAATCTCGAGATTGAGGCGGAAAAGGCGGAGCGCGAGGCGGCTCAGAGACTCGCGGCAGAGCGTAGCGATTATGTTGGCGAGGTCGGCAAGCGCGTGAGCTTTGTCCCTGCGGAAATCAAATGCATCACGAGCTGGGATACCATGTACGGTACAACTTGGGTGTACAAGCTGGTCGATGAGAGCGGCAACGAGTTCACTTGGAAAACTTCAAGCGTAAACAATCCTATCGGATGCGATGACAAGAAAATCACCAAAGTGACTGGGACCGTCAAGGAACACAAGGAATATCGCGGAATCAAGCAGACCGAGCTGACCCGATGCAGGTTTGAGTCGGTGAACCTGCGTGAGCTGAAGAGGAATAAGGGAGCGGACTGAGAAGGGAGAACATGATGAGCCGAAAAGAACATGTGATCAAACTCTGGGAGGAACAGTTGGAGAAGCAGGTAGAGCGCCTGAATAACAGCATGGAATGCTTCAGACGCTTCCATGAGGGCAGCGATGCGGAGCACATTGCTGAGGATGCTAAAAAGATTGCGGAGGTAGCGGAGCAGGCCAAAGAGGTCCTGTGGTACATAGAAGCCAACGGGATAAGCTAAGGAGGGTGAAACGAGAAACATTCTGGAAGTTGCGCGTCTGATTAGGGTTCTGGAAGACAAGAGCGTCAAGAAGAAAGAGGCGGTGTGCGCGTGAAATATAGCTATCACGGGCGGATTAAGCAGAGGATTCGAAACGGAGAACTCGTAGACAGCTACTACACAGAAAGCTACCCACGAATAGGACGTGCTTTGGTTCTGGTTTTCAGGACAGAACCGTTTCTGAGACCGATCAGGGAGTACCGGTGGGGAGAATACAAGGCTATTTTGGCGAATGATTGTACTTAAGTGACTCAGAAAAGAACTAAGGGGGAAAAAGGAAATGAAGTTTCTGTTGTTGGACGTTAAAAACGAAAAGGTCGAGGCAATCGATATCGAACCGACACTCGACGAATACTATCGGGTTCTGGACTGCGATATCATCGATATTCCGACTCGATACATCGGCGGGAGAAAATTCGACATCATTTGCGATGACGAGGCGCTTCTCAAGGACGATACAAAGATTTCGGCGATCAATCGAAACGGCGGTGCCATGTTGGGTGGGAATCTGCTGTTTTGCCACCATGACAACGAAGGAAACACGGTTGGACTCGAAGACGAGGAAATTGAGTTCCTCAAGGACAAGATTCACGTTTTGTCGACAAGATTGTTTTCGGGCGGCTACCCGATGCTGACGCGGTGCGAATTTTTTAGCAACGAAGAACTTTTTTGACCAAAAAATGCTGTAAAGCATTACCTATCAACAGGACGGCGTTTTTAAAGGAGAAGCCTGATGATTCCTGCATCATCAACAAACTGGAACGGGCTCCAAGCTGGGGACCCGGTTTGGATCGACAACGAGAAGCGCCCGTATAGGGTCAGGTGCAGAAACGAGCGATACATCATTTGCACAAAACCATATAACCCGAAACGAACCGTGATGTATTTCGTTGTCGATCTGGAAAAGGGCGTTCGCGGTCCTGATAATCTGGTGTTTTGTATGGGCTATGAAACTCAGGAACAGTGCGATTTCATGCTGGATATGTTTGCGTCTGGAAGGGCAGAGGTTTCGCGCAGAAGATGTGAGAAACTGGAAGGCGCTGAAATGCTATGAAACGCCCATTTTTCCGCCACCGGAAATATGGTAGACCATTTCGGTGATGCCAACAAAATGGTGGTGATGCCAAATGCATCCGAACGAAGCAGATATTCGGGCAATGTAGCATAGCCCCGAATGGGGCGTGAGTTTGAAAGGGTGGTTTCGATGAGTTTAAACAAAGCGATCGAACACGGCAAAGAAAAGAGAAAGCCTTACCGTGGATCAAAAGCTGTGGACTGCACTTGCCGCAATCATGGTTCTTGTGAATGGTGTAAGCGGAACAGGCTTTTTAAATTCAGAGACAAGCACCCCGAAAAAACCTAAGGCAGACACAGAAGGAGACGAAACAATGAACGGATGGATTCCTGTTTGGGAAAGACTTCCCGAAAAGAGCGGAACGTATTTTGTTTCCGGTAGTGGTCAAGTATGGCTGTGTGAGTTAATGACTTTCGGCGATTCAAAGGGATGGTGCAACAGTGCTAATAGACCAATGATCGAAGCATGGCAAGAATGGCCAGAACCGTATGAAGTGTAATAAAGCAGACCTTAATACACACTGCAACACACGGAAGAGGGTGATGCCAAATGAAACAGTATGCAGTAATCCCTGATGGATGTGGTGGATGGCGTGCCAACCCCGAAGCAATGTAGCGCCGCCCCAAATGGGGCGTGATGTAATTGTTTAACAAGGAGGAGCGATGCACATCTTAGAATCCAATAAGGCAGAACATTCAGCCACTCGGTCTGATAATACTGACGAGATAACCAATCTGCTGATCACCATCGCTAAAGACGAGTATTCACTAGAAATTGATCGTATCGGTAGGCTTGATAATAAGGCTCGCATTCTATCTGCGACAGTAATTTTGGCAATTATCGTTGGCGTTTCAAATATTCCATTTGAAAAAATTCTTTCGCTGATAAAAAGCGGTGTTAATGAATATTCTCAATTCGGATTATTTCTGATGCTTCTCTTGGTTTCTGCTTTTGGATTCCTTGCTGTTGCGGCTGTGTTTATATATCGATCGATACAAATCAAAGAATATTATCGCTTTGGAATTGCCAATGTAGCTTACTCCGAGATATTGAAAATACCTGTTAGCGAAAATAAGAGTCTTATATTTCACTGTTATCAAAAGTCTATATTAAATAATCGTGAAGAGAACGAAAAGAAAAGCAAAGAATTGAAAATGGGAATTAAATTCTGCGTTTATGGATTCGCGTTGTTGGTAATGTGCTTTCTGATCACAAACATTGCGTCAGCGACCATAACATGACTTAAGGCAGTGTTAAGCGTGAAAATATAACGAATGTTGTAGGTGAGACTCCAATGGAACATACAGCGGAAGCAAAGAATTGCAATTCCTGCCCCAAACGAGATGAATGTGAAGAAAGCATGCCGTTGAAAGAGAAACCGTTTGACTGCCCTGAACGAGTTATGTGGCAGTCTATCGAAAAGAAAATTCTTCCAAAATATTTTGACCAAGTAATATGCGGAAAGAAAACGTTTGAACTCCGCAAAGACGAAAACAGCGTCCAAGCGGGAGACATCCTCGTTCTTCGAGAATGGGATGGTGAAAAATACACCGGAAGGGAAGTTGTAACAGAGGTAACTTATGTCTTGCGTAATGTTCCGGAGTACGGACTTATGGACGGGTTTTGCATCATGGCGCTGAAGCCGAGGGGGTGGGATTTTATCCCGATAACAAGCGAGGTGCTTTAGATTATGATTAAAATGATTACAGAAGCAATATCTCGTTATAGATTTGCGCGGTTTTGGGGATTTCCCTTTACTGTATGCATCAAGGCGTTTCTGAGTGTGATATGGAACAGACCGTCCTCATAGAGGCTAAAAGATGCCTTGGCGCAATAGTTGCTATAGAATTTCGAGCCGTTCGGAATTCTTAAACACTTCCATTAACTGCGTGGCGGAATAGGTAGACGCATCCTGCCCGTCCGAATTGGGGGCGAATGAAATCGTATGCGCATACGTGGAGTGGGAAGGGAAAGACAACCACATGCAAGGTGCAAATCCTTGCCGCAGTTATTGTTGTGGGGATGGACACATAAAACCCATCTGACGCTTCACAATGTGCGTAACATTGTTCGATTCAAAAACATGTGGAATTCATGACTGCCCAGACTCTCTACATCACCTCCGGGCAACCGTTATAGTCGGGAAATAAACAAAACGGCATACTATGGATTGAGAGGCGTCAACCATGCACAAAATGATACGAGCGGTTTTGCGGTTTATAATACGGCACAAAAAATTGTGTAGCATTTTTAATAGATGGAAATGGTTTAACGATTTGATTTACGAAGAAGCACAGGCAACGATTGGCAATAGATCGTGGATATAATTTAAAGCACGCCCTAACGCCTCAGCCAGCTCTGACTTTCGCACTGTTCGGAATTTCTGAACAGTTGTGTGGTGATGTATGAATTGATCGGAAATTTCGAACGCCAGAAAAGAGGTGATGCCATAGTGTACCCTCTCGAAGCGGGGAATCCTATGTAGCGGTGCCCCGGAAGGGGCTTGATTGGCGAGACAAAAACTAAAAAACCGGAGAAAAAACACGATGACGTTACACATTTGCGGACATTCCCCGTGCTGCGGGTGTTCCGAAAGGAAACCGCCAGATTGCCACGTGTGGTGTGAGAAATATGCCGAGTGGGTTAAAAAGAAAGACAGCTTGGCGTTGAGCAACGTCAGGGGGAAAGACGCGCAGAACTATTTAACAATCAACAGGATCTCACGGGCTAACCGGTTTCAAAGATGGTTCAGGGACGGCGTGAGAATAAACGATGTTTGGGGACGATGACAATGAAAGCACGAGAATATTTGGAGAAGCACATCGATAAGATTAAGAAAGAAAACGAGGACGATGTCGCTACATACGCCCTGTCGATCAGGATTTTAGACGAGTTTCACCATGAAATGGTAGAAATTACGCAAAAACGAGGCATCAAAACCATCGGAGAGATGCTGGATGTTATAGACAGCCAAAACCAGAAGTGGAACGCTCTCGAGCGGAGAATTGAGCAGTCAGGATTTGCGCCCGTTCTAAAAAAGAACGGATTCCGCGATGCAATGCTGAAAATGATACAGGAAGAGAGCGAGGCACAACAAGCGGCACGAGAGGGGTGATGACCTATGAAAGTGCCCGGAAATAAAGAGAAAGTTTTGGAAACGACAATGCTTGCCGCGCTAAACAGCAAGCGTTACGCGCAGGAGCTTCTCACAGAGGACTATCAGTCCGAACGATATAAGGAAGCGTATAAAGTCGCGTGCTCAGATTGTTTCTCTGCGTGCAAGGCTTTATTCACCCACTATTTGAGAGGTAGAAAATGAAAAGTGACAAATTGATTGCAAGCCTGAATGTGTGCGCGAGCCGAGAGGGGTCGTGCGCAGGGTGTGCGTATTCTAAGGAAGACCCGAACGAGCCGAGCTACGTTCGGTTTTGTGGCATTATTGAGGAAGCGGCAAATACAATTAAGAATCTACAGGATGAGCTGAGAAACTGCCGAGACGAGCTTTGCTTGAAATGCGGGAGCTACAAAGAAAGCCATCTTGGTGCTTGCGATGGATGCCGATATAAAGATATGGAATGTATCTAAGAGAACCGAAGCTTAATCCGGAGAAAGCCGCCGAGATCCGTTTGCTTTATATGTTTGGGTGCTCACAGAAAGAGATAGCGGTAAGATATGGAGTGACTCCGGCGGCGATACATCATGTCATCAACAACAAGGTATACAAGGGCGTTCCAACAGCCTATGAGTTATGGAAAAACCTATGGAAGGGAGAAAAAGATGGGGGGTAGAAACCATCAGAATTGAAGAAACGGGAATCGCCACAGCGGATTGTCTTAAGCGGCTTGAAAATCTCGCGGACGAAGACCGGAACGGTCTTGAAAGAGGGGATTGGGACGGAATGATGAAAGAAATTGACCATCCAGAAGAATACACGATTGTCCAGTTCGACGGCGTGACAATGAGCGCGGTGTACGCCGGTAGCTTTGGATGGCTCAGAAGTCTCGAACCACTTGAGTGGCGGCAAGACGTAGAAGCGAGCGAGATGATAGGGATGGAGATAGAGGTACTCACCCTGAAAGAAATAAGCGACCAAGCGAAGAAGATCGGTGCACCGATGGTTACGGTCTTTATAGAATCACCACTCGGCGGAACGATTCTTCAATACGGCAATTATGGCGATAGTTGGTGGCAGGTCGGGGTTTTGGGCGGTTACGCATGAGCAAAAGGGGCAGAAACCTCGGAAAAGAAAAAGCACTTGAGATCCGAACGCTGTATGCGTTTGAGTGCTCGACTCGAGACATTGCCAGAAGATACGGTGTGACTACCAGTGCGATTTGCAATGTCGTAAGCGGAAAGACATACCGCAATGTCCCTCAGACTTGGGACATCCTCAAAAAAATCTGGAAGGAAGACTATAAGTAATGTACGAACAACTTGTAGAAGACCTGCGCGGATATTATAGAAGCTATTCCGCGTGCGGCGACAAGAAAGCGAAGATCGCCGAGCTTCTGAAGAGTGCCGCTGATGCCATCGAATTTCAAAATCAGGAGATAAAAACTCAGAGAGACATCCTGATGCGCTACGGCGGAGAGACAGGAATCCGGCAAAGCGAAGAGTTTGCGAGCAAATACTGGGAGACTTTGGCAAAGGTTCCGCATTGGGTTGGCGTAGAGAAAAAGCTCCCGGACGGAGACAACGATGTTCTTGTTACAGACGGAGAGTCCTACGCTGTAGGTTATTACAGACCGGACGCCAACGCTTGGGACAGTTGCAACTTCGGATGGCTTGAGAACAGGCACGATGAAGACTGCCCACCCGGCATAGAAACGGTTACTCACTGGATGCCGCTTCCGCCGTTGCCGTATTCCGAGAAGAAGGTGAACGCTTGAAACTTGCGGAACAGGAAGCTCTTCTCAAAGAGTGGCAGATACGTCTTGGGCTGTGCGATTGGCACATCAAAATGTACCCGAAATGTAAGCCTGAGGACTTGGAGCTTGAAGATGTAGCTGGAGAGGTTTCTTGGCAGGAAGTCAATAAGACTGCCCGTATCAATATTATTAAGCCGAAGTACTACGGAAACAGGATCGAGCCTTTTGATTTCGAGAAGACACTCGTCCACGAGCTTCTACATCTCAAGACGTGTCTTCTGTCAGATCAGGTCGACGAACTTCAAGCACGAGTAGCCCACATGCTTATTGACGATCTTGCAAGAGCTCTTGTGGACGCGAAGAGGTTTGGAACAGAAGACGAAGAGAAAACGTGTAAGTAATTCTTAAAGGAAGGAATATGAAGATTGGTAAAAAAGAGGACAAAGTTTCTTTAGCAGATTTACTGGTTTCATTGACAAAAGAGGGGTACGAAATAAGGTTCACACCTTACCCTTCTTTCTGTACAGCAGGAAACGCGGTAGATATTCGGATTTACCACAAAGTTGGTGAAAAGACGTATATCGACTCGCGAATACTCGACACAAACATTCTTGACTCCACAGCTATTACAAATAAGACTATCATTGTAAGCGAGATTCGGGGGATCGTAGAAAACATTCAGGATGCCGAGAGGAGAATGTGATGCGCAAAACGAAGAAAATGTGTTATATCGCCGTGCTTACAGCATTATACGTGGTTGTAGGAGCGTTCCTGAAGTTCCCGCTCGGGCTCGGAAACATACAGATAGACCTCGGATATATCGTATACGCTGTTGCTCTCTGCATGTTCGGGATAGCCGGTACATTTGTTGGAACGGTTGGGTGTGCAATCGAAAGTATTCTGTTCTCAGCATACGGCTTTTCAATCGGATGGGTGGTAGCAAACCTTGTTATCGGAATAGGGTGCGGGATCGTGTTCGGAAAGTCTGAGTCGTTTGTGGTCAGGTCGCTTGCCATAGTCGCATTCACGGCGTTGGGAATGCTGGTTGCCAAAACTGCTATCGAGTGCGCCTTGTACTCAATTCCGGTTGCTGTAAAGCTTCCAAAAAGCGTGGCCGCATTTGTAGCTGACAGCGTTACAATGATCTGTGGGCTTGCTCTTTACCCTAACGCGCCGCAAAGCCCCTGTCTTTAGACACGGGGATATAAGGCACACCTTGTTCTCACGCTGAAAGCTCAAGAAAGGGGGAAGCGATGGAATACTCGTACAGGTTTCGGATATATCCAACTAAAGCTCAGGAAAACTTAATACAGCGGACGTTTGGATGTTGCCGGTTTGTGTATAACTACTACCTTGCGAAACGTAAGGAAGTCTACGAGACCACGAAAGAAACGCTCAGTAGCAACGCTTGTATGATAGATATGGCTTGCCTCAAGAAAGAGCTTGAGTGGCTAAGAGAAGTTGATTCGACAGCGCTACAGGCATCAATTCAAGCTCTTGAAACAGCGTTTCAGAATTTCTTTCGCAGAGTGAAGCAAGGCAAAGTTCCGGGCTATCCGAAGTTCAAAAGCAAGCGAGACCATCGGAAGAGCTACAAGTCGAAGAACATCGGAAACACAATTCGGGTAGACAAAACACATATCAGGCTTCCGAAACTTGGACTTATCAGATGCAAAGTCAGTAAAGAGATCAATGGCAGAATCCTGTCGGCAACCGTTTCTCAGAACCCGTCCGGAAAGTATTTTGTCTCGATCTGCTGTACAGACGTTGAAATTGAACCGCTTTCTCAAACCGGCGCATCGGTTGGTGTAGATCTCGGTGTTAAAGATCATGCAATCACATCAGACGGCGATAAGTACCCGAACAACAAGTTCCTGTACAAGTCCGAAGCAAAGATCAAGAAGCTTCAACGCCAGCTCTCCCGAAAAACAAAGGGGAGTAAGCGTTATGAGAAATCACGAATCAAGCTTGCCAGAGCACACGAACGAGTAGCAAACCAGCGAACGGATTCGATGCATAAGTTGACCACTGACCTTGTCAGAAACTACGATATCATCTGCATTGAAGACCTGAACGTCTCCGGAATGGTCAAGTGCCACAATCGGGCGAAGTCGATCTCGGATGCATCGTTCTCTGAGTTCCGCCGTCAGTTGGAATACAAGGCGGCGTGGTACGGAAAAACCATATCCGTAATCGACCGGTTCTATCCGTCCTCTCAGTTGTGTTCCGACTGCGGTTACCAGAACAAGCTGATCAAAGACACCAGCATTCGCGACTGGATTTGCCCGGTGTGTGGAAAGCACCACAACCGCGACGTCAACGCGGCAATCAATATTTTAATGGAAGGACTACGTTTGCTCGAAGCATCGTAGTTTGGAAATGGTAGGGCTGGACATAGCCCGAACCTATACGCTCGTGGAGAACGTGTAAGACCTCTCGTGGTGAAGGCGGTGTTCGTTGAAGCGAGAATCCCCCGGCTTTAGCCGTGGGGAGTGTCAAAGCGCGTTAGAAAGAAGGAGGGAGCAGCAATAAACAGAGTGTGCTTTTTGTGCGGAAATCTCTACGACGAAGACGACGAAACACCGGCGTTTACAGTTTTCGATGAGATGTACAAGAAATACGTTTCTATCCATTATATTGGGATGGGGGGCGGGTGTATGAACCTCTGTCGATCGTGTACAAAGGCTTTCGCGTTTGGGGTTTCGGTGGCGTTAAACAATCGGCTCTGGCTTGGCTACAAGTTTGCTAACGACACCGTCAAAGGGAATCGAAAAAAAGAATTTCGCGGCGACGAAAGCGAGAATCTCAATATTGCCGTATTCACAAGGCGAAAAGGATTGTCAATGCTTAAGAACGACGGAGAGCCGTATTCGGCGTTGGATTGCTTGCCTATTGAATAAATCATCGGATTGAATAAGAGGAGGAGAACGGAAAATGATAGTAGAAGAACTGTGCCCTAAATGCGGAGGAGTGCTTGTCAACGAAGTTATCTGCACATACCCGCCGATACCAGCAAAGTGGTGTCCAAACTGTCACTGGCGTTGGGAAGGGGAGATGGAAGAGATTGTGAGAAAAACATTCGTCCCATCAGAAGAGGAAAAGTCGATTGATATTACTGGAGGTAACAATACGATCACGATACATAGCGATAACAATACTGTTTCGCTTAAGAGCGGCGGGGACTATGGTAATATCACTCTGTCGGTTTCAGACGAACTTAATGCTCCTACAAAAGCGGTTAAATGCCACATATGCGGAAACGCGATCTTCACGCGACCGATCAGTGATACGACCATCTATCCGGACGTATTCTGTAATGAATGTAGGAAGCGCCTGAAAGAGCTTCTCTATCCAGAACCAATAGGCGAGTTGATAACAGCGTGGTAAATTCAAAGAAAATTCAGCAGATTGCTGAGTGCGAAGAAGTTACTTTGATTTGCGATAACTACGGCGACGACTACAAAGAATAGATCAGGGGGTATATTATGGGAGCAAAAATCGGAGACAAATTCATCATCGAAATCGACAGAGTGTACAGCGCGAATCACGGGATCTCTACGCTTTACGGAATCAAGGGGTTCCACAGCCTCGTCTTTGACGAGGAGGGTGTTCGCAGATTAACCAGCTATGTTCCACCTATGGTTTCGTTCCCAAAAGAGAGCGATTTCTTTGCGGCACTTAACGAGAAATACGAACAAGGCATCAAGGACGGCGCTGATCTTGCGGCAATGCATGGGTCTGACGCTACGAGCAAGCAACTTGAAGATTCTTTTTGGCAAGGCGCTAAGGTAGGTGCAAAACGTGCATGGGAAGTCGCAAGGAACATCGTGGCTCCGGACGGGATGCCAATGGCAGATATTCAACAACTGTTCGGATGCGGAACCGCCACAGATGTCATTGTAGAAACCGAGGCAGAAGACGCAATTGCAAAGTTTTCCTATTACGAAACGGAGATGCAAGACAAAGAAATCAAGGTCGGAGACATTGTCTTCGACGGAGAAAGCGCAGGAATTGTCACGAAAGTCCAAGCAGTAGAAAACAGAAAGTATTACCATGCTGTCGACAAAAGCGGTCACGCGTACTATCTGGCGGACGGTAAATTGAAGAGATGCGGAGAAAACATTGATTTGAATACTATGTTTGAAAAAATCAAGGACGCAGAACAAAATTGTAAAACGGAGGTAGAAAAATGATTGTGTTCTTTCTTGCGGCGGTATTAATCGCCTGTGGATTCGCGTTCTCATTCTTTCTCACTGCAAAGAAGAAAGAGAAACACGAAGAATGGGAAACAAACAAGAGAATTTACGAGAATGACAGACGATATGAGCACAGAGATCCCGGAGAAGAGCCCGACACGAAGAGGGTAACGTTTCCGGCTTTGATTTCACTGATTCTTGCGGCAGTCATTATCGTTGCTGGGTGCGTGGCTGTAGTGCCTACAGGTTATACCGGAATCCTGACAACGTTCGGTCGAGTTGAGGAAAGAACCCTTAACAGCGGAATCAATTTCATTGCTCCGTGGCAGAAAGTTGTGAAGATGGACAACCGGACGCAGAAAGTTCAGATTGAGACCTCGGCGTTCTCGAGCGATATCCAACAGGTAGACCTTGACTTGTCAGTCAACTATTGCATTGACCAAGAAACCGCACAGAACCTCTACAGGACAGTCGGTACGAGCTATTACGAGAACGTCATGTTTCCGCGCATTCAGGAAAACACGAAGGCTGTATTTTCTCAATACTCTGCAGAGAATCTCATTGCCAAGCGAGACATGCTGTCAGACTCCATTCTGGATGCCACAGCGGTCGATATGAAGCCGTATGGAATCACAATTGTGTCAGTTGCTATCGAGGACATTGACTTTACTGACGCCTTTACGAATGCCGTGGAGGCAAAACAGGTTGCCGCGCAGAACAAGTTGACAGCCGAGACGGAACAGGCGCAGAAAACAATGGAAGAAGAGCAGACCGCGAAGCGAGCAATCATCGCCGCGAACGCAGAAGCCGAGAAATCCATTATTGCGGCTAATGCCGATCTCGATGTTGTGAAGGTACAGGCGGAAGCCGCCCTGTATGCCGGTGAGAAAGAGGCGGAAATGAACAAGAGAATTTCTGAATCGTTAACAGAAGACCTCGTCAGCTATTATCTGATTAAACAGTGGGACGGAAAACTCCCGACAACCGTTCTTGGAAACGATGGCGGTTACATGATTAATCTTCCTGAAATTGGAGGCGAAGAATGATGAAGAAAATTGTTACTATTGTTGCTCTCGTTATTGTGCTTGCCGTACTTGCAACCGTTCTTGCCGGGTGCGGGAATAAACAGCTTTTGGACCTGACGTATACCTTCAACTATGCCATTATTAAGCTTCCGGACGGAAACATTGTAAAGGGAGACGTTGAATCTTGGAAAGACTTTGATGATGGCGACCAGATTCAGGTTAAGATCAAAGGCGTAACCTATCTGGTGCACTCTTCGAACGTTGTTCTCGAAGCGAAGTGACGATAATATAGAAAGGGGTAACGAAATGAGAGAAAAGAAATACAGTAGCGGCGTAGGAACTCTCGGCGTAATACAGATCGTGTTTATCATCCTAAAGCTTACGAACTTGATTACGTGGAAGTGGTCCGTTGTGTTGATTCCGTTGTGGATAAACTTGGCTTTAATAGCGATCGGACTTATATATGCAGTTATAGAGTTGAATCGGTGGTAGAAACGGATTATACAAGGAGCGAAGTATGGAAATTAGTACAGAGATTAACAAGATATTTGGAGAAGAAATGGCAAGGCTTTTTTCGTCGCAGATTACTGACGAAGAGCTTATGAATGAAGCGAGAAGAACTTACGAGAAACTGAGATCGAGGAGTACTAACTACCTCAACTCATATGGAGACTCGGAGTTCGAAAAAATCTTGAGAGAACAGATTGCAGAGAGGTACAAAAAAGCGTGCTCTGAATACCTTGAAAGCGAAACCATAAAAGAGGATATCGATGTTAAGGCTAAAGAGCTCGTTGACAGTATAAGATCGAGGGCTGAGGAAAAAATCATCGAAGCTGCAAGCGATGCAATAAAAAGAACATATCAAGGACTCGATGCCAATTTCATTTCAGCTCAGATTTACAACGCACTGAGAGGGTAATATGGACAAATACAAAGACCTAAAGTACACGTCACGTTCGAGAGACCTTAACGATCTGTCGTATTGGTTTCCGAAGATCAAGGACTGCGGAATCAAAGTCCCCAAAACCATTATCATTCCGTTCCCAGAGGACATGGTTAACGGCGAAACGTTCTACATGGAGAATATTCCGGAAGACGAAAAGCGGATTGAGCGGTTTGTTCGAGAAACCGTTCTTCCTGAGATCGAAAAAGCCGGTTTCCGCTCGCGCCTGTTTTTAAAGAACGGAGCGTGCTCCAATAAGTTTGACGCCGGAAAGAGCTGCTTCTGCCTTCCTGACGTATACGAAATAACGCGGGCAATCGCTAATATCCAATACTTTTCCCTGTGCAACGAAACCGGCGGAGAATTTGAGCTCGTCATAAGAGAAAGAGTCGGAGATCGGGATTGCCTTATTCCGAAGATATATAACGGGCTTCCCTTAAGACCTGAGTTTCGAGTTTTCTACGATTTCGATTCCCACGAACCAATCTTTGCTGTTGACTATTGGGACTGTGACTATGTCTACCCGCATCTGTATGATGCCACCGACAGAATCGTGTTCGCGGCAATGAAAGAATACCTTAAAGAGTCGTTCGAAACTTGTAAGGATGACGTTATCGAGATGGTCGATTCTGCAATGAAGAACGTTGCCAGACTGCAAGGACCGTGGTCAATCGATCTGATGATGAGCGGATACCCGGAGGAAGTGCAATACAAGATGATCAGCGAGTTTCAGCCAAAATACTGTACTGAGCCTGAACCGCCAGAACTGTATTTAATCGATATGGCGCTTGCCGAGCAAAGCGCGTACTGGGAACTGAGACCGGGCATAGAGGAATAGCGACCTGATGGCGAAGAAGTATATCCGGAAAATCGACCTCATGCACCGCCAATTCGGTGTTGCAGAGGGGCGCTCGTGCAAAGACTGCTCGAATTTCTATCGGAGACGATGGAACGACAAAACATTTAGAAAATGTGAAGTCTACGGCGGATCGTATTCTGAGGCGACTGACTGGAACGCGTCTTATCCCGCGTGCGGGATGTTCAATCAGACATGGGACGGAGATGAGATTGTCAGGCTTGTGTGCCCCAAAAAGGAAGAAGATAAGCCGTTAGATGGGCAAATGGAGATATTTCTGGAGGAATCTGAATGACGAGAACGGTCGAAAACAACCGCGTGAATCTCTGCGACTCATGCATGGATTCATATCCGGAGTGCAACAGCGAAGTCTTGTTTGGGGACGGAATCGGCAACGATAACATCTGCTGTTGCAACCGGTACAGGACGTCTGACGTAAAGATTAAGAAGAAAGACTTGGGCGACCTATGCATATTTGCCCTCAGGTATTGTATGGGGAGAATGTCCTATGCCCCTGATATGTGCAGAAAGATTGTCAGACCACTATTACCGAAACTAACGGACGATTCCGTTAAAAAAATGATCGAGGACTGCAAGTATCAGGCGAGCACAAACCAGTGGGGAGACGAGAACATAGATAAGCCCGGATGGATCAAGTGGCGTCAGGAACTAGAAGACGAAAAAAAGCGGAGAGAATGCCTGATATGGAGTACGGAATTTTAAATGCAAAAATCGTGAGCGCCGACATCAGCATGACGGACCACTCAGTCCTCACTTACTCTCTCGAACTACAGGGAGATTCTTGGGGATGCAGTTTCGGCGGATATGTTATTGGACGTGGATATCTCGGTGCGGAAGAGTTTGAGGGCTCTGCGAAAGGCTTGGAGGCTATCATGCGAATAATGGATACGGTGGGCGTTGAAAAGTGGAGCGACGTTCCCGGAAGATACGTCCGCGTTGAATCGCAAGGGATAAGCACGCCAATCACCAAAATTGGAAACATTATTTCTGATAAGTGGTTCGACCAGAGGGAGTTCTTTTCAACATGAAAGTAGTTTGCGACTTATGTAAAGACGAGTTCTACTCAAAAGGGGTAGAAAACGTAAGAATCCCCGTTTTGTATCTCGGTGCGGTCAACCCGCTTTTGGGCGAGTATGTGTCTCCAGAAGACTTTTCAAGCAGAATTTCTGAATACAAAGGTGAGTGGAAGCTAGGATATAACACCTACAACCTTTGCAATGACTGTCTGCAGAAAGTGGTGAACATAAGGGTCGTCCCATTCGTGGAGAAGAAGCACTTTGGCGGATTGTGCCCCGAACTTGTTTATCGTGGAAAGTACAAGGCGGTCATAGCGACACCAGACTTCAACGTTGGCGCAGAAGCTTTAAAGGCTTATGTAGAAAACAACGAAAGAAGGTGCGATTCCTGCGCAAACGCGCGTGGGAGAGAGCGAGAGAAAGACGTAATGTGCTCTGTAAGCGAAATAAACGCAAGAGAATCTTACGAGTTTTACCGCAAGAGACACCAGTTTGGAAACGGTATTGATAAAGGATGCCCGGAATGGAAGCCGGACGTGTTTATGGGGAGAACCCCTATGGAGGTGGAAGATGGGAAGTAACCGATACGACACTAAAAAGTGCAAGACATGCTATTGGTGGTCATGGTTCTCCGGAGCTTGTTGTAATGGAGACAGCGATCACAAAGCCGATTTCAGAACCGCAGATTCAACTTGCGACTGCTACAAGCCAAACATCCACAAAGGGTGCGGCGGTTTGATGGAAGCAAGAGAGCACAGCGGAGTGATCGAACACTATTGCTACGGATGCATGTTTACAGTGCTTATAGACGGGAAGCCGAACGAAGAAACCAGAAAGTGGCTTATAGAGGAGAAATAAGACGGTGGAGATGGATTTTAACATGGTCGCCGGATTTGGTATAGGCATGGCATCGTTCGGAGCGATTGTCGAGAACTATGAAAAAGCAGACGGTGTAGACTGCTTTTGGATTTCTGTTCCCGAAACAAGTGATGATTTTGATGATGAAGGCAATCAAATGGCGGGGATGCATCTTGCGAAAAGACTCAAGATGTTCTTCGATAAGTGTGAGATTCCTACGAAGATAAAGTGCAGAGTCAGAGACGGCGACCACTGGACTAAAGAAAAAGGCGAAGCCGCTACGGTTGAACTCAAAGCTTCGATAGATAGAGTGACAGGGAACAGAAAGGATCACGGATGAAGAAAACGCTTGCGGTAATCGTAGAAGAGAAAACTGACGAAAACGGAGAATTATACGGAAACGTTGTCGATTGTGCATATACGATGGAAGAAGCCGAAGATCTGGTGAAAGAACTTTTCCCGGACGGGAAGCCGTATCGTATTTACTACAGGGAGTGGGAGGATGACGAAAATGATAGTTAAAACTCTCGAATTTACCCTTGAGAATTGTGAGGCTATCACAATACCGGGTTATTATGTCGGTGACCTGTATATTGAAGACATCAAAACCACAATCCGACGGATAGCGTGTGACGCGGTCGCGAAGTACGAGTACTGCGAGAATTTCGCAGTCGAGATCCATGCTGACGCGAACAAACAGAAATATCGCCCGTTCGGCACAACTCCGTCTGGTCAGGAACCGAAAACGATATTCGAGAGACTCGCGGAATACGACGACATTACATGTGTTGACATTGTCCTTACGAACAACGAGTTCTGGGAAGAGGATTTCGAGGAAGAAACGGGGAAATACACGATATGGACGAAGTGGGTCGGAGATAGCGAATACGAAAACAAGGCGCAGAAAAGCATCGTTACGGACGACGGTCACCTGTATCTCGTGATTTCGAAAGACGAAACGATTGGGGACTTCTTCGCAGACGAGCTCGCCTCGAAAGAAATGCGAGATTCCAAATTCAAGATGTTCTGCATCGGCGACGAGAACCACAAATATCACCTCGAATTTCTTGAGGAAATGGGAAACGTTTCTGTCGAGGAATACAAAGAACTGTATGACATAATTCGCCACAGAGGGACCGAACGTGAAGAAGCAAATTAGACGATTCCACGCATGGAACCGGTGGAGAAAGCTGTCCAATCTCAGCACACTCCGAAAGGTGTCTGTGCTTTTGGGGATTAGGAAAAACACGCATTTCCAATCTTTTATGGATACGGAGGAAAAGAAATGAAAGTCATGCTGGACAAAGACGCGATTATGCCAACAAGAGCTCACGAAACAGACGCGGGACTAGACCTTTACTGTCGGGAAGACAAGATGGTCTGGATAGGACAATCGGCTGTTTTCGACACGGGCGTTCATGTTGAACTTCCGAGGGGCTGTTTCGGAAAGATCGAGAGCAAAAGTGGGCTGAACGTCAAACACGGGATCGTGAGCCTCGGAGGCGTTATAGACGAGGGCTATACTGGAAGCATCGTCGTAAAGCTTTATAACTGCGGCGACAAAGCACACTTGTTCCACAAGGGAGACAAAATTGCCCAGATGGTTATTCTTCCGTACCTTGCTCCTGAAATGGAGGTTGTTGACTCTCTTGAAGAGACAGAACGCGGTAACGACGGATTTGGAAGTACAGGGCGGTGATTCGGAGTGAAGTTCGAATTCGAAATGCCAACCCCGGATTCCTGCGTGGAGTGCCGGTTTCAAACGCTGAAAACGGACGGACGATACGGGAAATGGGTGTTCAGATGCTTGATTGATGAAGACATTAAGATTGAGGCGAGAGAAGGTTTGAAGAAAAGGCATCCGGATTGCCCCGGAAAGGCAGAATAGACGTGCTTTTTGTTGCCCTAAAAATACCGAAAAGCATTTGTAAAGGCTGTACATAATTTACAAAATAATGCACTAATATTTGTGGATAATGTTAATTGAGCAATCACAGGTTTTGGTGTATAATTTACATGCTGGCAGATGCCAAAAAATACATTCAGGAGGGGCAATATGGGAAACTTCTACTACGAAGGAAAACGCTTTAAGAACGGGCGCATCAGCATTCGTTTTAGCCCGGACGAGATCAAGGAACTGTCCTCAGAAAACGACGGGCTGGTCTTGGCGTTGAACAAGCTGGATGCTTTCGACTGTTCGATGATCTCCGAAGCTCCGGAATGCTTCGGGAACATGAGCTGGTATGTGCGCCTGTTCTGCTACAATAATTCGAAAGAGTACGATCTCACGCAAAAACATCTGGAAGACCTGATGTCCGGAAAGACTGCGATTCTGTACCCGCAAGAATCGGAGAACCAAAATGACTGAATATGTAAAACGGTCTGACGCTTGCGATTCGTTCTGCAAAGCAATATGTGGGGCGATAGGCATGCTTGAATGCAGAGAGAAGGGACTTGCATGCTGTGAATTGCGATATTTCAATTGTGCAATGCCATCTGCAGACGTGATTGAGGTTGTGCGGTGTAGGGATTGTGAGCACAGGGGCGTCAGTCTGACCAATGTCGGCGTTGACAAATACGTTTGTGAGCTCGGTGGACTGTGGAAAGAGGATGATTCTTGTAGCAAAGCGAAAAAGAAAGGGACTGGTGGGGATGATGGCTGAATACGTTAACAAAACCGAGCTGATCGAATACATAAACAACGCTATCGAGGAATACGTTGCACAGGGGCAGAACGCAAGAGCGAAAGCCGCCGCAAAAATCGGGGTGTTCGTTAGAGAGATTCCTGTCTACGGAGCGAAAGAGAAAAAGAGCGGAACGTGGGTTGTGCCGGGAGCAACGGAGCAGAAATTGCTCGCCTTGGGAAACTACAAATGTTCCGAGTGCGGTTCGATGGCTATACACAGGCACAACTATTGCCCGAATTGCGGCTCGTATATGGGGTCGGTCTGATGGCTGACAGCACTTATCAGGGGCGTCACGAAAAGCCTGAAAGAATTATCGAGACGAGGGTAGAAGGCAAGTACCCGCACCAGATATTAGTTGAGTATATCGCCGAAACAGTTGAGAAGCCGAACGAGATGCCCTTTGTTACTGTCAACAAGAAGGAGAGCATCATCGAAAATTACATACATGTGCCGTCCGAAGAAGAGATGAAGCGCCTTCAACTGGAAGAAGATGTGCGAAAAATGCCGACCTACCAAACTATGTGCAGTGAATGCAAAGCAAAGATTTTGTACAAGCAACCGGAAGTTTCGTTCGGACATATTGAGTGTCCGTCGTGTGGCGCTGAAATATGGGTAAATCCGATTGCGGTGATGGGAACTGATGGAACAATATAGTATGTTGTCGCCACTGTGCGGAGCGAAACTGGAGGATTGAGCAATGGGCATTTATATCGAAAGCATCAAGCTTCCGGAAGACAAGATTGTAATGATAGTTTCGAGCGATGGAAAATGCTACGGAAGCATGGCAGATTACGCTTACAAAAGAAACCCGATTGGCGCGGTAACTGAAGTCCCCGACCACGGAGATTTGATTGACCGCAGTGCGCTCCCGTGGGAAAATCAGGGGCTTATGCTTACTGACCCGGATGAGTGGGGATTGAAAGCGGTAGACATTGAAGCCGCTCCAACCGTCATCCCGGCAGAGCCGGGAGAGACGATGCAGGTAGATCCGGGGGTCGAGATTGTGATTGAGGAGGCTGGAGAATGAAACTTGAACCCGCAAACATCGTCTGCCCGAAATGCGGAAGTCCCAATTATATGCGGCATCTGATTGGCAAAGGCGTGGGCAAACTCGACATGAAGTGCATCAACTGCAATTCGTATTTCAATTTTGATGAATTGTACAAGCAGAAAATAGCCGAAGTTCTTAAGCCGAAGCCGCAGACCAACGCCGACAGAACCGCCGAAGGAGGAAAGCTGATGTATGACGAACTGATTGCGCTGTTAAGAGAAGCGCCAGACGATTGGCCCGATGCGGAATTGCACTATCAAGCCGCTGATGCCATAGAGGAACTGAGCGCAAAGGCTACGTCGAAGAGGGATAGGGGATTGTTGTGGGGAACAAGCCCGTGCTATTCTTGCAAAAACAAAAACGTTTACGAGCCAAAATACGGTTATTTTGCTTGCAACTATTCTGGACGAGAATGTAACAACAAAAACTTTCCTATGTATCGGCCAAGAAAGCAAATCGCTCCAGAGCCACCGAAGGAGGAAAGCTGATGTATGACGAACTGATAAATCGGCTGAGAGGGCATCAATGTGATGCTGGAGAAGATGACACGCAAGATTTTTGCGAAGAGTGCCAGTACGATGTAATCGTCGCAGACA